CAGCTTCTTCGTTCATTATTGCTACCTGTTCAAAAATGTTAGGCGGCCAGGCTGGATGCTTTCTTTTTGCGTGACTCAATTCTGATTCAATCGGCCAATACTTTTGTAATCTTTCTAATTCTGAGTTAAGTTCCATATTATTTGTTTTTGATTATTAAACATTATAATTTTCTAATTTCATGGTTGTTAAACACTATGTTTTGTCTCGTCGGCGGCAGAAGCTTTTGAAGTTGGCATAACGGCGGCTTCCGAATACCTTAAAATATTCGGTTTCAAGGGTGTTGTATGCTTCTTCCTGTGTTTTTCCGGTGCGCACTTCGTCCCAAAACAGGGCTATGAATCCTTTTTTTGATAGCATTTTTAAGGTTCGTTCGGTGATATTCATCGTGGAATGACTCGAAGTTCGTGGTTTTGATATGGAATTTTGGTTCTCCCGGACGACATGAAGCCGCCCAGGGCGTTAATTATAGCGGCGAGCCCGTCGATTTTATTCTGTGATTTTGCTTTGTCGAGCCGAATGTTTTCGTTTGCGTCGGTGTAGGCGACGGCGTTTCGGAACATCCAGCGGAGTACGGGGTTTTTCAGTAGGTCGATGTCGCCGGAATGTATCAGCGATTCGAGTTTTTTGGTGGGTTCGCTGACGCTGCGGATGTTTTGCGAGAATTCGTCGAGGATGCGGCTATGACCGGCTTTGTCGAGCCCCTGGATTACGCCGTGGTATGCTTTTGCGGGGTCGAAAGCGAGGTTTTCGCAGTTGTACTTTTTCAGGATTGCATCGATATCGGCAACGATGAAATCAATATCGATGACGTTTCCGGGGGTTGTTCTGACGAAACCCTGACTGATCCACAAGCGATAATCGACAATGTCTTCCTGCTCTGCAACTTTTGATTCGGGAATCCAGAAAAACATTTTCACGACGGGTTTTTTATCGATGTTCGGAAAATATAGGGCGAGGGCGTTGATATCGACATGTGAGGCGAGGTCGAGCCCGGCGTAACAGGTTTGGCCGATCAGCATCTGGTCGGTAACTCCGTGTTCGCAGGCGATCACGCGTTCGTCGGGGATCCAGGTTTTGGCTGAATCGACCCACATGTTCAGGTTTTTGGTTTTGAAATTGACTTCTTCGCGACCGCCCCGGTTGATGGCTGAGCGGAATTCTTCGTTGAGGTATTCGGCGTCAACAGATATCCCGAGGTTCGGGTTTGCTTTCTCCCAGTTTTGCGGATCTTTCCAGTCGTCGCCTTCGTCGAGGGTGAAGATCATCACAAAGGTGTTGTCTTGCTGTTTGATTCCGTCGAGGACGTCGATCAGGGTGTTTCGCAGGGAATAGCAGGGATAGTTTTTGTTGAGCCCGGCGGTGGTGATGATGAAAATAAGTGGCTGCCGGCGTGATCCGGTTGCGGATTTCAGCACGCCGTAGAGATCTTCAGTTTTCCATGCGTGCATTTCGTCGCAGACCGCGAAATGTGGATTTAACCCGTCTTGCGTGCCGCTGTCGGAGGATAGGGGTTGCATCTTTGACAGGGTGGATTCCATGACGAGGGTATTTTGGTAGGCGTCGACGTATTTTTTCAGCGCGGTTGATTTGCTGATCATGTTTTTTGCTTCGCCCCAACAGATTTTGGCTTGCTCGTGTTTTGTGGCGGCGGTGTAGATTTCGGCGCCGCTTTCGCCGTCGAAAATGAGCATCAACAGGGCCAGTGCTGCGGCAAATGTTGTTTTGCCGTTTTTCCGGGCTACTTCGATATAGGCGTATCGGAAGCGCCTGGATCCGTTTGCGCGTTTCCACCCGAAAAGTGCGTACACAATGAAGGCTTGCCAGGGCGACAGGATGAAATCATCGCCGGAAAATTCGCCTTTGCTGTGTTTGAGTAGTTGAAAAAATGCAAAGGCTTTCTGAGCTGATCTTTCCTCGAAATAGATCTGTTTTTCAGCTGCGTTTTCAAGGTCGGAAAGATGTCTTTTGACAGCTTTTTTCTCTAATTTACCGGCTTTTCGGATACCTGACTGGACGTCATTTATGTATTTTTCGGCGATTTTTACGTAGTTTTTGGGCGTCATTTATCGTCAAATTTTTTTATCAATTCCTCCAGTGGGTCTTTTCCTACTGTTTTCGTGTGTAATTTCATCCTTGAAACGGGGGTGAATCCGAATTCTGAGCCTATTTTATTGCAAATCTGGACCATGTCCTGGTATAATTTGAGGTAAGGATTTGGAATATATTTTTCAATTTTCCCGAATTCATCATAAACTTCAATAAAATGTCCGTATTCAGAAATTTGTTCAATACATTGAAACAGAAGATCAAGAGAGTTGGAATATATAGCTAACTGTTCAAAGTCGATATCTGAAAGAATCTGTAACTGGATCAATTGATTAGCTTTTTCTTTGAATATCTGCTTTGACCGCTTTGTTTTCAGTACTTTGAGCTTTGATGTATTGACTATTTTGGATATATCATTGACTGCCGGCGCTTCGATTGAATCCTTTAATCTACACGGCTGGTCGGTGCCCCTTAGTTTTTTAAGTTCATTCGGTAATGGCTTACGTCCTTGTGTCATGGCAAAAATTTATAGCTTCAAGCATCCAATTTTTATGGAAATCATATATTTCTTTTGAATTTCCAAACCTATATTGTTCGATCCTGGCATTATCACTCATATTACCGGATCCTTCAAAAAAATAAAAGTTATCACCTGCTTTTAAACACATAATTTTTGAATGATTATGGATAAATGCAATTGAGAAATTTGGATTACCATCTACATAATCCTTTAATTTCAAGGCCCATTTCTCATCTGTTTTTGAATTACTGAAGAAGTTTGAAACAACAAATCCACCTTTATTTATTTTTCCAGCCTCAATAAATGAAATTAAAGAAGCTACAGTTGGTTCATTGATCCTATATATTGAAAAAAAAATCTCATCAATTATTTTTTCCTCAATTAATGATAACACGAGAGCAAAAGCATTTATCCTTTTTTCAGTTATGATTACATATTCTTCATCAGCAGAAGGATAAATTCCAACTAAATCAATCAATGACTTTGCCATTTTATAACCAAGTCTTAAGTTTTTTAGATTTCTTTTGATTGCTCTCTGAGTTATTACTGTTTGCGAAGAAACTGCTTTACCATCTTGAGAAATCAAATTAGTTTCTTGATTTTTAAATTTAAAATTGTGCTTAAATGTAAAAGTACTCATCCTGTAATTTTGCATGTATAAAATTTCTCTTGTGGTGTGGTCTCAAAAAATTTTCAAAAAGAGATTTTACCCCCATACCCCCCTTTGAAAATTACGATGTAAACACATAGCAAGGCGCGTGTTACGCTTCCGCGTCTTGGCAGACAAAAAGCATAGAAACAAAGCAAGCGGCTTATTTTAGCATTAAAACTCAAAATAGATCAGATACGCTACATAATCTAACGTATTGTGCATGTACTGTTTTAACAATCGCTGTTTTTGATCGATTTTTTGATGTAATCATCGATCATTTTCATAGCTGGATTGTTTTTTACAACCTGCTCTGAAAGTGCGCGCAGATAGATTTCAGTAGTTGAAATCTTCGTATGCCCTAACATGTTACTGATGTAAAAAATATCTGCGCCTGCTTTCACTGCGATGCTGGTAGCTGTATGACGAAAGCTATGTGTTGTGTACTCTGATGAACTCATCCCGCACTGCTTTAAATATTTCTTTGCTATCCGGCTGATGGTTACGATTGCAAGTCTTTCATTCATTCGGTTGTAGCTGTGACTGACGAATAGCGGACCATCTGGCGGCTTACCTCTCATACTCAGATATTCAGATATCGGCAACATACTTTCATCTGATACACCAAACGGAATTTTTTCAGCGGATCCTTTTCGTTGTATGTGCAAAACAGAATCTTTTTCGTCAACATCCGTAACATCAAGGCGGCTTACTTCTATCCTCCGCATCCCGGTGCGAATCATCAGGTTAATCATCGCAAAATCCCGAAGCCCGGACACTGTATCGCGCTCAATCGATGAGAGTAGTTTTTGTATCTCAAACTCATTGAGGTAGTTACGTGACTTCAATAACTTCCGCTTTTCGTTCTTTATCCCGGCTGCGATGTTTGCATATATCGAGCTGTCTTCCAGATACTTATAGAATGAACGCAAAACTGACAGGGTGAAATTAACAGAGCTCACACGCTTTGTCTTCAACATCTCAATCTTGTATCTGATCAGATCCGCGCGGCGGGGTTTGCGAACATCAATCTTCTCATACATCAACCACCGCGACCAGGTTGACAACACAAAACGGTACATTTCGCGGCTTTGGTCCTCAATATCGAGGCTTTCAACGAACTCTGAACAAATCAGATTGAAAGGCTTTTCGCTATTCATCTGAATAACTTTTTCTGTTCATTCCCCTTTTCGATGTTGCATTTCCGGCAAAGCGCCTGCCAGTTCGACTTATCCCAAAAATCGCCATGTAGCGTAGGTGGGATCACGTGGTCGGTTACTTCCGACGCTTTCACGATACCTTTTTCAGCACATCTTTTGCAGAGCGGGTTTTCACTTCGAAACACCCGGCTTTCGCGCGTCCATCTGGCGGAGTGGTATTCGTCGCGGCTTCGGGGGCGGTCCTGCATTTTTTTTCCTTGCGGCTTGTATCCGTAATCACGTGGCCGGCTTCCTGGTTTCATCATGTCTATATCTCAATTTTTA